CCCGCCGTCGGGGCCGTGCCGCCTTGCCACTTGGGCGTCACGCTGGAGCCGTCTACCTGCACCGCGCTGTTGTAGTACGCAGTGGAGCCTTGGGTTACAAGGAATGCCACGGTCAGACTTTCGCCCGTTGCCATCAGGGTGTTCAGGCTGGTGCCGCTTGAGCCACGGAAGTTCACCGTCCAGTTGGCCGATGCGTTGGAGGTGTAGTACAGCACTGCTTGAGTGGTCACGTCATAGTTGATCGTGCCCGTAGCTGCCGTAGTAGTCACCGTGGCAGCCTCCAGAACGTCAGCTATCTTCAACCCCGCCGTGCTGCTGGTGCCCACCACCGTCATCTTGTTGGCAACCGTCAAGTTACCCGACGCTGCGGTCAGTGCAGTGGTTCCCGCCGATTGAAGCTCCAACTGCCCCGAGGCATCGCCGGTGACGATTGCGCCACCGGATACGGTATCAGCATTCAGAATTGTTGCCATGACGGCTCCTTACGCCAGCGCGTTAATCTGTGCTTGCAGCGCCTGAAGTTGGGCAAGCAGTTGTTCTTTGGTTGGGGCCGGTGCTGGCTCGGGTGCGGGAGGCGGAGGCGCAGCAGTAAATGTTTGGCCGTCATAAAGCCAACCCGGCCCTGCTTCTGGGCATTCAATCCAGCCGTTTTGGGCTGCGTAGTCCGCGTCGGCCACCACTACGTTAGTGACAACGCCGTTTTCAATAATTGCGTATCTCATGTTGTTCACCATGTGTAAACACGAACAAGGCCAGCGCCGCCAGCACCACCAGCGCCGGAGTTGAATCCATTAGTTGATCCACCACCGCCACCTCCTCCGCCAGCAATTCCACCTGCGCCACCAGCGCCCGCCGCAGCCGAGTTACCCCAACCGCCGCCACCGCCTCCAAAGAAGTTGCTACCGGCAGTGCCAGCAGTGCCTTGAGTTGCGCCTCCAGCCCCCCCACCAGCAGCAGCGCCATCTTGCGATCCACCAGCAGTGCCTTGATAAGCGTTACCCGCACTAGTAATGTGTCCGCCACCACCACCACCACCGCCGCCAAAAGCAGAACATCCTCCAGCAGTATTTGCGTTTTCATCAGTTGCAATACCACGAGCGCCACCGCCGCCACCAAAACCCGACGACTGACCGTAGTCGCTAGCTGCTGTGCCTCCTGTTGAAGCACCACTAGTGCCATTGCCTCCACCAAACGCTTGTGCTTGAATACCGGTAGCTGCTAGAAATGGTGCACCACCGGTGCTGACTCCTCCAGCTTCTAAGACGCCACCGCCTCGTCCACCGTTCGCGTTACTGCCGCTACCTCCAGAGCCTTTACCACCACCGTAGGAAGTTAAATAAGCGCCAAACAAAGAATTTCCGCCGTTAACACCGTCATTGCCACTGACGCCGTTAGAAGTTATCGCCGCTCCACCTGTGCCCCCCGCGCCCACGGTGACTGAAACAGTTGCTGTAAGGTCTGAGGCTTTGAACAATTTATAACGGTACGCGCCGCCGCCGCCCCCAGAACCACCACCCCTATCTTCGTTACTTGCGCGTCGAGCGCCAGAGCCGCCGCCACCGCCAGCGCCCCACGTTTCAACCATCACAAAAGTTGCGCCGGATGGTTTAGTCCAAGTTCCGGAGGATGTGAACTCTTGGAAGCTTGCTGATGCGGCTGTAGCAAAACTCAACGCCCCAGACCCGTTGGTCTGCAACACCTGTCCGTTCGTACCGTCAGCACTTGGCAGCGTGAAGGTGAGGTTAGAAGCCAGCGAAGCGGGGGCTTGCAGTTCGACGTAGTTCGTTCCGTTGTCGGTGTCTTCGCCCAGCCGCACCCGACCCTGCGTGGTAGATGTACCTTCCGCAGTAACGATACCGTCGCCGTTAATGATGGTTGCCATGTATTACTCCTGAATTTGAATCCACGATACCGTGGGTTCGTCCCAACGATAATTTTTACCGTCTTGCGGATACGGCACCGGCGCATCCCATCTGTACGTTTGCTCGTTCAACACCCAAGACGAAAATGGTTGTGGCGGAATAAACGCATCACGCCCAGCATCAAAAGTAAAACCAATACCAGCGTAGTTTTTCCGCATATTGGCGTTATAGCTGGTCTGTTTCCAATTGGTGCCGGGAAATAAAGATTGGCAGAAAGCAATACCTTTGGCTTCCGACTCCACACCGTTATCCATCAATTCATTGTTGTGAACAACAATAACTTGAGTCACCACGTTATTTTGATCAATCTGAGCGAAGTGCGCCATTGTTTACCTCAGAACGTGATGGAGCCAGAGCCAGTCCACTTGTAGATGCGATAACCGCCCGACGTGGTGACTGTCGGGGAGCCAGTGGTCGAAGTTGCGGCAGCGTAGTTGTCGGGGTAGCGGATGATCACAATGCCCGAGCCGCCATTACCACCATATCTTGCAGAACCAGCACTAGCTTTGCCCGCAGTGCCACCACCGCCACCGCCTGTGTTTGCTGTACCGTTAGATCCGTTCGTGTTGGTGCTTGACCCGGCTCCACCGCCACCCGCACCGCCAGACCCTGCGGTGCCCCCGTCATACGATCCACCACCACCGCCACCGGCGTAGGTCTCAGATGAGCCGGTTATGGAGGACGAAGTTCCGTCCCCTCCATTGCCACCACCGCTACCCGATCCGTTTGCGCCGACTGCACTTGCACCACCACCCCCGCCGCCGCCGTATCGCGTCGCGCTCGTGCTGCCAGTGCCACCGTTGTTACCTTGTGATGGAGAAGTGGATGGTGTATTCCCCAAACCCCTTGATGTGCTGGATGATGCGCCACCACCAGAGCCACCATTGAGTCCCGCGCCCGTCCCTACTGCGCCACCACCACCACCACCAGTAGATGTTATGGTGCTGAAAACAGAATCGGAACCACTAGTTCCTTTCTCGCCCTGATAACCACCATTTCCACCAGCACCTACAGTCACTGTGTAACTGACTCCGGGCGATACAGTAAAGCCGGATGCGGTTCTAAATCCGCCCGCGCCGCCACCGCCAGACCCAGAATCCTGAGAGCCGGTTCCACCACCGCCCGCACCTCCAGCAACGACAAGGTATTCAACGGTAGGAGTCACTGGAAGGCCGTAAAACCCGCCAGCAAACCCCATAAAAATACCGCTCACGACACGTTCCCCGTGATGACGCAAACCGTACCGCTGATAAACAGGATATTCGCCACCCCACGGGTAGCCAGCGTCACAGTCGCTTTGTCTGCGTCCGTACCACCAATGTAAGCGGTGGTGATCGTGCAGGTAATCGTAATGTTCCCGGTGGTGTTGTTAAAAATCATCACCGCATCGCCAGCCGAGAACGTCGCATCAGGGATGGTGATTGAGCCGCTTGCACCAACCCCAACGAACTGCCCAACATCAGAGGTTTGCAGCGTGTAGCTCGTTGTTTTGTCGCTGCCCGACTTGGGGATAGCCCGCACCTTGCCATAAGCATCCGAATACGTGCCTACCAATGTAGCGTTTTGGGCAGTGGAAAGCGTGAGCGCCGTGGTCGTGCCATTGGTCTGAAATACCAACGTGCCATCCGTATTTCCCGTGCTGACCAGCGCGGTATTAGATGTAGTGCCTGCTGCAATCGTGCTCATGTTTGTTCCTTAAATCACAACCCAACGCTGGCCGGAAGATACAGTCACTGCAAACCCGCTTGACACTGTAATTGGGCCAACCGAGAAAGCATTTGATCCCGACGGCAATACATAATTTTCACCTACAGTTGTGGTGTTCACAATCAACGCGCCACTAGCTTTTGCCGGACTGGACACAGTAGCAAAACTCAAAGTGCCTGAGCCGTTGGTGGAAAGAACTTGTCCGCTCGTGCCGTCTGCGCTAGGCAGAGTCCACGTCACGTTAGACGCCACCGTTGCTGGTGCTTGGAAGGCAACCCAGTTGCTGTTGTCCGAATCTCCCAGTCGCAGGTCACCTTGCGAACCAATCTGAAGGTTGCTGCCATCAAAGGTGAGGTTAGAAGAATCCGACAGGTTTCCGCTTGCGCCTGCGTACGTCACCCTACCAGAAGTCAGCGACGAATCCGCGATGCCCGCAGCAGTCAGCGTTGTGCCATCAAACGTCAGGTTTGCAGAACCGGCAAGGTTGCCGCCGCTGTTGTACTGAACCTGCGTATTGGAGCCGCCAGCCGATGCGCCCACGCGCACGAAGTCGGAGCCGTTCCACGTAATTAGCGCCTTGTCGTTTGCCGCAACCGTTACGCCCGTAGATGTTCCGGTGCTCGTCGTTGCACGCACCACGACAGACTGAGAAGTTGATGTGGCATTGACGACGATGTACGACTTGCTGAACTGAGCGTTGGTCAGCGTCGGGTACGAGATCGTGACCGTCAGCGTGCTGGCTGGATTGCCCGTGCAGTTAATGATCGAGTACTGCGACGAACCTGTTGCGCCTGATCCGGCCTGAGACAGCGACGATGCAGTGGTTTTGCTCAGCGTTACTGCCGTCTGGCTGCCGCTAATGGTCTGCGTTCCCGCAACAGACGCATCAAGATATTGGGTGATGTAGTCATTGACCGTATCGCCCCAAGTGCCAGACAGTTCGCCTGTAACGGGGAGTGCAAGGCCCAAAAAACTAGTGTATGACGTAGGCATCTATTGCTCCTATTGGGTGTTAATTACAGTCCACCCAGAAGACTGCACGTTATTGATATTTTGCCAATTAGCGGTCTGGGTGTCATCAATAACTTCCCAGAGTTTCCCGCCAACCATGCTGTCTGCCGCCGTTGCCGACTCAAGCAGCGTAGCCACAAACCTTGCCGCAGCCGCATTTACGTCTGAAACAGCCGCCGATTCTGAAACGGTCGCATTAGGCGTAAACCGCGCCGCAACTTGCTCTGCTCCAGATGCCGACTCGGTCACTGCGCTGTTAACTGTCTGCCCCGCAGAAACGCTGTCTGCCCCGCTGGCTGTCTCAGACACGCTGCTGTAGAAGGCGAACGCAGCAGCACTTGTGTCCGCCCCCGAGGCGGTTTCATCGACCGCAGCCCCAAATGCCGCCTGTGCCGAAATGGCGTCCGCGCCCGTAGCAGTCTCGGAAACAGCCACCCCATACGTGGGGGTAGAAGAAATGCTGTCCGCTCCAGCGGCCGTCTCGGATACCGACCCGCCCAGTTCGGCTTGGGCAGAAATACTGTCTGCGCCACTAGCCGTCTCCGCCACTGCGCCGCCAAAAGTGGCTACGGCACTAACAGCGTCTGCGCCCGAGGCTGTTTCTGCAACACTAGCATTCTTTTGCGCCGCAGCAGAAACGCTATCCGCTCCCGTTGCCGCTTCAAAAACAGCAGAACCGAACGTCGCAAGCGCGGAAATCTGGTCTGCGCCTGTCCCGGCCTCAACTACCGCAGCGTCATACGCTTGTCCTACAGAAGTGGTGTCTGCGCCTGTCGCTGTATCAGCAACATCGCGGTCATAAACCGAGCTACCCCACCCGGCCTGACCCCAAGCGCCAGAACCCCATCCGCCTTCGGACACCGCTCATCCTCAAGCAGAAAGGCTGAAGGTATACGTGACGTTCAGAATATCGCCAGACACAACCGAGCGGTCACCGGGCGACTGGAAGTCAGCCGCCGAGAACAGCGTACCAGTCGAACCACCCTTGGTGTTATTGCTGGTCAGGAACGCGCCGCCCACCGTAGTCGTGCCGTTGATGGTAAACGCTGCTTTGCTTGCGGTGTTCGTCACCACAGACGGGTTGGCGTTAGTCGCAGCAGCAAACGTAGCCGTCGGACGGTTGGCTTCGCTGTAATCTGTCACTTCTGTCCAACCAGCATGCGAACTCATCGTGTCACCCGCAGCGGGGGTGTTAGAGGCCGCAGCGCCATACAGGCCAACATACCAAGTTGTGACCTGCGTTGCAGCCGCCAAAGCCGAACCGGCCATGTACTGAAGACCGACGTTCACCACAAGGTTGGGCGTTTCAGCAACCCACTTGAGGTTGCCGTCTTTATCAAAACACTCCACCACGTATTTGCCCGTGGCTTTTGCGCCCTCAGTAGCGCCAGTGTTTGCAATCAAGCCACCAGCCATGCTGTCGGCAACCTTAGCTTTTTCAATGGTCATGATGACTCCTTAATTAGAGGAACGAATCAAAGCTGCATCCGCCGTGTTGGCAGGCATGACAACCGTAAAATTGGCCGAAGTTTTATCCGACCCAAAATCCAACACAGCAATTGAACGATTTGCTTTGCTGCTGTTATAAATTAGCGCGCATCGAGCGGTTACTGCGGCATTAAATACAGTATCGCTAAAGTCAACGTACGCGGTAAACCCAGACGAGTTAATGGTAACTCCCGTCATGGTTACGCCACCAGCAACATATCCCGTGCCGGTCACCTCATTACTAGAGGTATACGCAGTCGTGGATTCGTTCAAATCAGCATTGCCCGTATAAAGGGCCATTTTCAAAGTATCTGTCGTCAGATTGTGAATAGCCTGATACAGCTCTACCTTGAAGCTGGTGGTCTGGGTCTGTAGGATGCTCACGATACCTTAATCCTAACTTGGCCGTCGCGGTATGCATCCATACGCTGCTTGCCATCACCCAGATTCTTCAGCAGCGCAATTGCCTGCACGTATTTTTCATTGACCAGCGCAACAGTATCCTGCTCCATGCGCATATACAGTGCGGCTTCCATAATGGTGCCGTAAAGCAGCGCGGAATCAAAGTTGTCGCCAAGCCAAGTAGTACTGGCAGTAACAATTGACTCTGGGTAATAGTAATAATGCAACTCAGCGCTGTAATTTGCGTCCGGTGTTGGCCCCAAAATAAACGTCAGCTCGTTAACGTTTGTTGATTGTGGGCCAAAAATAGCATAATGCTTTGGCTTACCTGTAGTCGAAGGATTAGGGTAAGCATCCCGCATAAAGTTGACATCTTTATTTAGCAGGTACAAATAATCTCCGCCGCCTGCGGGATAAATTGCCAGCGAATACACCGACAAAAAATCTCCGGGGCAAGCGAGATATTTATTCCCAGATGTCAACGTACCCGTCACGTTCTTCCGCAGGTTAGCAATCTGCACCGTGTTATAGATGCGCTGCTCCGCCTGACGGATCATGGTATCCATGTCCGTGGTCGGGAAGTTGTTCTCGCAGTAATCCTGTACTGCGGTGACGAGCTGAGCGTAGTTCATGTCACGCCATTGGGCCGCGAGCCATCACGCCTTTGGTAGCACAACCGGTACCGCGAATTTTGATGCCGTCCGTTTTTACGCCCGGCTCACGCTTTACCAGATTGCCAACGCCGATATTCACGTTTTCCACTTTGCCCATGTCCGGGCGAGCATTCAGTTCAGCCTTGGCTTCCTTGTAGCGACCTGCGTACACATCAGCCGGGCCAACTTCTTTGCCCTTCATCTTCATCGAAGGTTTGGTAGCCATGTCAAGCCCCCTTCTTGTACGTAAACGAAGACTTTTTCTGGTTAGCCACCTTTGCCAGATTGCGGCCCAGTTGGCGCATCTGCATATTGGTTTTGCCGCCCTTAGCCAGCTTGGTCAGCGGCTTGCCGGGATGCATGGCTTTTTCGTGTTTGTGCACTGCTTTTTTAGCGTCCATTTCTGGCTCCTTAGCTAATCGTTACTGTACCAACTTCTGCCGTCGCAACCAAGTAATTTGGCGTCAAACCAGCATCCTGAAGCCGCGCCCCGCCAACCGGGTTCCAGCCCCACTGAATATCTCTCGAACCGCCCGAAAGCGTCCCGTCCACGTTAATACCAGAGGTCACGTAAGTCGTGTCTTTTCTCGGTTCGCGCACTGCTTGCGGGTCATCCACCGGATACATGCCAAGCTGCAACTGCGGATGATCCGGGTCCCAGCATTCTTCGCAAACTTTGAGCTGGTATAACTTGGTCTTGATAACCTCGTATTTCAGCTTTTTGAGCTTGAATTGCTGTCCGCAGCGGTCGCACATGGCGATGCTGAATTTGCCGGAAGCAAACCGGTTTCCCATTACGGCGTGCTCCCACCAATAAACTGCTGTCTCGGCACAAACCGCACCGCAGCCTTTTCTCGGTCTTCGCCCGCCGCCAAGTCAAACTGCTCGTCGTACATCTGCTTGAGCATCTGGATGCGCGGCATCAGCTCCGGTACCTTGGTGGCAATGTGGTACGCCAAGCCCGCTACAAGGCAGGGCAAAAAGCGGAAGTTCATGTCCGCAATTTCCACACCAGCACCGGCATCTTGAATCCGGCGCATCCGCCAGTACGCAAAGGTGTACGTCTGCGAGTTATCCGGAGTCGGCCACACCGTAATTGCGGGTAGCTGATTCCAATAAATAGTCGCGTTAGTGTTGTTATGTTGCGCCGCAGTAGTGCCGTTTTGGCCCCGAGCGCAGCCGCCCAGCGTATTGCCGGTGATGTACTGGTAGAAGATTGTCTCGGAGTCAATGTCAATGTAGCCAAACGCGGGCAAACCAGCCGTCGAAGTCAGCGAAATGGTAGTAACGCTGCTGTTAATCGTGCTCGACAAAGTGCCGCTGATGGCGCTCTTTTCACCAGAATAACGCTGAATCCAGACTTGAATCGGTCTGCCCTGAACCAGCTTGTTCGGGATAGTTGCGTACGTAGATACGCTAATCCGCGTGATGTTCAAGTCAGCTTGAGTAGACGAAACGTTTGCCCCCGTCCGGATCACTTGCTCCAGCAGGTCAATCGTGTCCGTTGGCAGGGGATACGTGTTCAGGCCAGACGTTAGCGTGATCGTGCCCGGCTCAATCGTCCACATATTGATGCCACGGTTCTGCCACTCGATGGTCATCAAGTTCATGGAACGGCGAGCCGTGCGCAGGTCGTAACCCGAGCGCATTTCTCGACCGGCGCGTTCCCACGCCTCTTCCGCGATTTCCGTGAAATCGAGGTTAAATAGTGTGCTTCCGGTCGTGGTTGCCATTTACTTGCCCAGCTTCTTTAGAGTCTGTGCCAAACGGGCGCGCTGCCCCATCTTGCCCGGTTTCTTGGCTGCGGCAGCTAGCTTCTTGGCGGGAATAGTTTTCCCTTCTTTCACACCAAGCGCGGAGCGCAGAGCGCCGGGTTTCTTCACGGCCTTCTGAATCCATTTTTCGGTAGACCCGCCCTTCTTCATCCCCTCAACGCCACGGCCTTTGAGGATGTCGGCTTGAGTAACTTTGCCGTCACCGGTTAGATCAGGAAATTTGCTTGCCATTATCTAAACCTCGCTGTTTTCTTGGCGATGCCTTTGGGCTGGCTTACGAACTGCTTCCCTTTAGCCTTGCCAGCGCGTTTCGCACGCGTTGTCGCAGCGTACTCAGAAGGGCTGAGACTTTTGATCGCAGCCTCTGGAAGATACCTCTCACCTGTGTCAGAAGAGCGTTTGCCACTTTTCGTCCTCCACTTCTGGTCAGTCCAGTTCTTCAAAGACTGCTGAGGCGATTTCACTTATAGCCTCCAGCATTGTCCTTTAGGTATTTAACTGCCGCCTCAAGCACCGCAACACTGTCTCGGGCATGTCCGAGCATCGTATTGCATGGGTTGCAAAGCAGACCCCTTACTTTGCCTGAATCATGGCAGTGGTCAACATCTAATTTTTTACCAAGTTCTTCTTCGGTAATTCCGCAGATCATGCAACGGTACCCCTCCTTCTCCCGCATTGACTCCCACTGTTCGTAGGTCAGTCCATACCGCAGTTGCAATTTTTCAGCTTTGCGGTTGCGAGTGGTTGTAGGGCTCTGCCGTTTGTATTCCTGATGGCACGGCTTGCATCGTGCGCTCAAGTAATGCTTCTGCGCCCAACGATCAAAGAACTGATAGAACTCAGCCTCGTCCTTTTCCCGTTCACACAGACGGCACACCTTAGTCACGATACGAACCACCCTTGGCCTTGTACTGCTTCGCCAGTAGCTGTGCTTTTCTCGCGCTCCACTGCCCCGCAGCGGTGCCTTGCGTAGCTTGCCCTTTGATCTTTTCAAACAGCGACTTACGCATACCCGGCTTGGTGTAGTTGCCCGCTTGGTTGACCTTTGACTTCACCTGTCCGCCTTCGGCGTATTCCGTAAAGTCGGTGTCATCCCTACGCGCTTTGCGTACACCTTTGGGCATTTTG